GAAAATGGGCATCTTCATTTCTCTCTCCTCAGTATGCGCCGGAGCGCTGTGATGAGGCATATTCATGCATCGTACGGTATACGTCAACAATAAAAGCATGGACCTGAAAAATAATTTGTTGACCCATTCTCGCCGTAATGCGATAAGACAGGCCCATCAGTAAGGAGAGGTAAATGACAATTTCCATCGTGCTCGCAGTTGCGTTCGCAATTCCCATCATCATCAATGTCATTGGAGGCTGAGGCATGGCCGAAGCAAAGAACCCCGTCGTCGTCTTTCAGGAGACCATCGCCGCAAAACGCGACGAGTACGCGCAGATGCTCCCGGAAGGCGTCAGCGTCGACCGCTTCATGAGGACGACCACCACCGCCGTGGTCAAGAACCCGGACCTCCTGAGCGCCGACCGCAAGTCCCTGTTCCTGTCCATCAGGCAGGCCTGCGCCGCCGGTCTGGAGATCAGCGACATCAACGGCGAGGCCTACCTTGTCATCCGGCGCACGAAGGGCGGCGGCAAGGAAGTGCAGTTCCAAGCCGGGTATCGGGGCCTGCTGAAGCTGGTCCGCAACACGGGCGAGATCTCGACCATCGATGCTGGAGTGCTTTACGAGAACGACGATATCGACTACCAGCGCGGGACTGATCCTCGCTTCTCTGTCGTCCCTAACTGGACTGATCCCGGCAAGCCTATCGGCGCGTTCGCTGTTGCCGTTTTCAAGGACGGTGGGTTTCAGGCGAAGGTGATGTCCACGGCCGAGGTCGAGAAGATCCGCGCCCGGTCGCCCGCAAAGGACAACGGGCCGTGGAAGACCGACTGGGAGGCGATGGCTACCAAGACGGCCATCCGCCAGCTCGCCAAGCTGCTCCCGACGTCGACGGTTGACCGACGGGTAGAGCAGCTCCTGCTCGAGGACGATGACTCGGAGGTGCAGATTAATGCCCTCCCGGCATCGTCCGCACCGTCCGCAAGCGCCCCGCCGGCGCGCATCGCACGCAGAAAAAAGGAGCGCAAAACGGACCCGGACGAACTGGCAGAGCGTCTCGCTGCTGAAGATCAGAACGACGGCGACGAGGGCGGCGACGATCAGGCCGACGGCGATGACGGAGACGTGATCGAAGATGCGTCGTACGAAGAAATCGAGTAAACGCGCATCGGCACCGTCGCCGACCGCTAATTACGGTCCCTGTGATCAGTGCGGTGAAGACATCATAGGCAATGACTTGCGATGTCTCGGCGACGGTGCTTCCGTTCACGCGGCATGCCATATGCCATATATTGATCGGAGGCAGGCGGAGAGATCTGCTTCCGATCTGTTTTAGGAGCTAAAAATGAGTGATATCGATGCGCCCCGTCAATGCGAAGCATGCATGTATTTTTTCCCGATCTCGCGGTTTTTAGATGGGAATGGAAAGACTCAGGTGGCCGGAGAGTGCCGGAGGTTCCCGCCGGTCGCGCTCGTGACTGACCTCCCGGAGGAGGTTGGAGGGAAGGCGGAGATCAAGTCGAAATCGCCCGGCGTCCTCGGCTTCAAGTGGTGCGGGGAGTGGACGCACGGGGAGATCCCATCGGCCGAGTACCCGAGGGTCTGATGCAGCTTAGGCAGTATCAGGAGACAATGATCGACGGAGGCCGACGCGTGCTCAGAGAGAATAGAAGCGTTTGCCTTGTCCTCCCGACCGGCGGCGGGAAAGGGCAGATGCTGTCTTTCCTCTCCGCGTCGTCGGCGTCGAAGGGCCTGCGAACCCTTGTCATTGCTCACCGCGTGGAAATTTGCGAGCAGCTTGTCGGCAACGCGCAGGACTGGGGCGTCCGGTTCGGCCGGATCATGAGCGGGGCTCCGTTCGCACCCTCTCTGGCGTCGGTGCAAATCGGCATGGCGCAAACAATCGTCCGTCGTCTGGACAAGATTCCGGCACCGGATCTGGTCATCATTGACGAGGCGCATCACGCCGTGGTCGGGCAGTGGCGCAAGATTGCCGACCATTTTCCGAACGCGAAGATCGTCGGTCTCACCGCGACACCGCAGAGGCTGGACGGCAAGGGTCTCGGCGACCTGTTCGAAGAGCTGGTGATCGGCCCGGACATGCGCTGGCTGATCGCCAACGGGTTCCTCGCCTCGTACCGCTATTTCGTCCCGGAAGAGCGCCTTGACGTCAGCGGGCTCCACAAGCGAGGTGGAGACTACAAGCGCGAGGAGGTCGAGGAGCTTGTGAACCGGCCCAAGATTGTCGGCAACGCTGTCGATCTGTACGAGCGCCATTTCAACGGCGCGCCGTGCATCACGTTCTGCGCGTCGATCCATCACGCTGAAGCCGTCAGGGACGCGTACGCGGCGCGCGGGTGGCGCGTGGGCCTCGTAACCGGCGCCGATAACCCTGACGACCGAGCGCGCACGATGAGGGCGTTCAGAGAGATGCGCTTGAACGTGCTGCTCTCGGTCGATGTCATCTCAGAAGGTGTGGACGTGCCCGGGGCGCAGGGGGTCCAACTGCTGCGCCCCACCGCGAGCCTGACGCTGTTCCTCCAGCAGGTAGGCCGGGCTCTCAGGCCGAAGCCAGACGGGTCGCACGCTATCATCCTTGATCACGTTGACAATGCGTCTCGGCACGGTCTGCCAGATAGCGAGCGCTCATGGACGCTATCCGGACGTGACAAAAAGCAGGATCCGCCGGGCGTCTCAATGTGCGAGGTGTGCGGCCGGATGGCGGAGCCGCACAACCGGATTAAGGTGTTCAGGCAGTGCGGCGAGCGCCCGTGCGGATTTGAGCCGAAAGAAAGCGAGGGGCGCGAAGGACCGGAAGAGGTTGAAGGAGACCTGAAGGAGGTCACGGAGCTGCCTTTCCAGAAAGTGGAGTACAAGGATTTCGAGCGCATGATCCGCGAGGCGCCGACGGTTCACGACGCCATCGCTCTGGCTAAACAGCGCACGAAGATCGACGGGAAACCGTACAAAGTCGCTTGGGTTTATCGCGTCCGAAACGAGGAGCCGCCGTGGGCCGGTCGACGAGCGAGCAAGCGCGTGAATTTTGGTTGACGCAGCCGCCGCTTCCTGCATAATGACGGCTCATTTGATTTGAGAGGAGATACCAATGGCACCGCAAATCCACAACTTTGAAACCGAGCAGCAGTGGCACGAACTGCGCGACAAGCACATCGGCTCGTCCGATATCGAGGCGCTGATGGGCGTGGAGAAATACTCGACGCCGTTCCAGCTTTACCACCAGAAGCGCGGGACCATCAGCCCGGAGGATATATCTGACGACCTGCGCGTCTTCTGGGGCTCGCACCTTGAGCCGGCCATCGCGTTCGGTCTGGCGCGTCTGCACGGCCTGCACATTGAGAAGGTGCGGCTGTACTACACCGCCGCTGACGTCCCGGGTCTCGGCGCGTCTCTCGACTACAAGATCGTCGAGGAGATCGACGGCGAGAAAGTCGACATTCCGTTCGAGATCAAGAACGTCGACAGCCGCGTCGCGTGGGAAGACTGGGAGCGGCTTCCGGGTGGAGAGTACCGCGCGCCGCTGCACATTCAGCTTCAGGTTCAGCAGCAGATGATCGCGACCGGGGCTCCGTATGCTTACATCGGCGCCCTGATCGGCGGAAACGATCCGCAGTTCATCAAGGTCGAGCCGCACGCCAAACTGCAGGAGATGATCAAAAAACGCGTTTCAGAGTTCTGGGACGCCGTCGAGGCCGGAGAGGAGCCCCGCTGGAACGCGGAGAAGGATCTAAATGCGGCGCGGGAGGCGTGGAGAGAGGGCGTAGTTGACGAGGAGGTGATCGACGCCGAGACCATGAGCGCCGACTTCCAGTCTCAGGTCCGTGGCGCGCTCAAAAAGTACGCAATCGGCGCGCAAATGGTCAAAGACGGCGATATGCTCAAGAGCGAGGGCAAAATGCTGCTGATGGAACTGGCCGGGACCGCCGGCGAGATCGTGTCACGCTGGGGAAAACTGAACGCAAAGACCAACGACAAGACCAAGCGCCGGAACGCTCTGGTCTACCCGAAGGACAATGTGTTCGACGACGAGAGCGAGGCATAATGCTCCCCGCCGTTGAACCCATACAGGCGGCTATACGCCGCCTGCAACGGGACCGTGACGTCGTCGAATGGGAAAACGACGACCAGACTCAGTCATACTTTCTGACGCTCGAGATCAATCGGCTGAAAAAACGACACGCATCTGGGGAGCAGTGGGAGGTCAATTTTTAATTAAGACACGCCTTGATCAATTGCACCGCTCTCTCCAAAGCTCGTTGAACTTCAGGATCTGATCCACCAGACCATCGCTGATGACATTGACATCGGCGGTGGTCGGTCGGATCGGTTTGGTTAGCAAGCAGAAATCGTCAGTCACTTGTCCATTGGTCGCGCAGCCTGTCGCGCTTGACATCAGCAGGACTGCGATCAGGATCTTTAGCCGCTTCATCGCGCGCCTCCTTCTCGACCCGTTCCTCGACCCGGGTCTTTTGTTTCACACCGTCCAGAGCGCGCTCCATGCTGTCGACCACGACTGAGCGCTTCCCGGCGTTGAACACCTTCATCAGGACGATCAGGACCGCCAGAGCCGCGCCGGCGGCGATCAGGACGTATCGGCCGACTTTGGATCCGAGGAATGAGAGGATGAAGGTCATTCTGTTCTCACATGGGCCCAAATGATCGCGATGAAAAATGCCGCGACAGACGCCAACACGCCAACGCCGAAACCAATTGCAAACATCATCATCCGACTACCCTCTTCTTGCGGTCGTCCAACTGCGCCCAGACGCTGAAGGCGATGCCGCCGAGGGCGAGCGCGAGGAACACCCACTTCAAGATGTCAGCGTAGCCGATCAGAGGCTGGATCTGTTCGGATACTGCGGAGAGCGTCGTGCCGACCGCCGCCGCCGCCGCACCGCGTGCTTTCTTTGAAGCAGCCAGCGGCTTGCCTCCCGGGTGCTTCAGCTCGGTCTGCACGTTGAAACTCGGGCATGCCTTGTTGCTGTACTCGTTGTGACCGTGGATCTCGGTAACGCCGTAGTCGTCGCGGAGCAGGCGCAGCAGGCTCATGAGCGCCTGTTGCTGCTGTTTGGTGCGCGTGTCCTTCGGGCGCTTCCCGGCGACGTCCATGCCGCCGACGTAACAGATGCCGATGCTGTTATGGTTCTGGCCCTTGCAGTGTGCGCCTTGCGTCTCGACAGGGCGCCCTTTATGGATCTGGCCGTCGAGGCCGATCACATAATGATAGCCGATGTCGCTCCATCCGCGCTCCTCGACATGCCACTTGCGGATCTCGTCGATGCTGACGTCCCGCCCCTCCGGCGTGGCAGAGCAATGGATGATGATTTGGCTGATGTCGCGCATTTGCCCTCACTATAAAACGCGGAACCGAGTGTCTGGTTGCGTCACATGATACACCCTTTCCGGGCAAATGTAAGCCAATTTTACCTTGAGGTGGTACCGTCCGGGAGAAAGAGACGACGTCGGATAATTAATAACCACTGAATCCGTTTTTGACGAACCGCCTTTGTAGAAAACAACTCCGAGATCGTAATTCTTACCGTCTTCGTTCTGAGCTGTGCGTTCAGACCTCAGGGAACAGTCGTCGCGCGTCTTGTCACGGATTATGCGCACTTTCAGGGGCTCGCCAATATGAACCGGGCTATTGATCGCTTCCGTCGCGGAAATGCTAACAGGCGGCCCGTCCGGTGATAAAAAACGACGCAATCCTTCGCTCAAACTAAAGGAGACTGAGATTATAAGAAAAGACCACGCAATTCTTTCAAAAATTGATGGTTTCTGGAATATAATCTTATCAACCATTCGCAATCCCCTTGATGAGGCGTACAAGCTGGTCCCAAAGAAGCACCAAAGACCCAATGACGACTGCGATCCATGCGGCCGTTTTGCGAATGACAGATCCAAGCCATTCCATGCGCTTGTTGTCTTCGATAATCCTGCGTAAATCTTTGATTTCGTCATCGGTCAGGTCCGGTTCTTTTCTATCATTGTCCACCATCAAATCCCCGCATGAACTCTTGACCCACCCGTTCCGCCCCCCTGACAGCGCTTTCTGCAGCTCCGCGAACGGAATCGACCTCGTCTTCCGTCTCGGCCATTACGTCTCTGGCTGCAATCTCCCCAAGACGCACCAACGTGTTGCGGAACGTCTGCGTGCCGGGCTCGTATTTCGCCAGCCGTTTTGCGAGCTGATCATATACAGGCTTGTTCAGCTCTCCGGTCGTCCACCGCAGGAGGACAGGAATGGCAATGGACAAGGCAATGGGATTCCCAGTGCCGGCCGCGACGCCGGCGCCTGCGAACAAAGTACCGATAGACTTCATGCCGCCGAGGGTCGCGCGGCGCTGAATGAACGTAGACACGTCCTGCAAGTCGGACGGCTCAAGTTTCTCTGCGATCTGCGCCAGCAATTTGAGCCTTTCGCGCGGGATCTTCGCGGCATCAATGGCGGCCGTAAGAGCGTTCGCTTTTGCGTCCTTTCCGCCCATTCCTATGCCTTCAAGGAATGTTGCCTTGTTAAATGATCCTTCCGAGATCGACTTTTTCAGGACGTCGTCAATATGCGCACCAAGCGCCATTTTGTACGCCTTCGGGCCGACAATCTTTTGCAGCGTACGCTGAGCTTCTGCGGAGCGTGTGCTGAACACCATGTCGAATATCTCGTCGGCCTCGAATTTCGGCCGCGCTTGCTCCCTCGTCAGTGATGTCCGTGACCGGAAAGACGTGGGAGACTCCCGCTTGAACTTTTGCGCGATAGGCTGGTCAAACAGGGTCATGAACTTGGCGTAGAACTGGTCGGCTTTTGCCAAGGCCTGAGCTGCCTCACTGTCCGGGCGGATGGCGCGCTCTGCCGTCTCAAGGCCCTGAGCGAGATCCGTTAGGGACAGTTTGATGGTGTTACCAAGCTTCCCCTCGACCTTGAGAGATCTCAGGGAGGACTCCAGCATCTCGTAGAGACCGTCCAGTTCCTGAACGGTAATGGCCTTGCGATCAGCGGTCTGGGTCAGGACGTCGTCCAGAGTGTCTTCAACGCGCCGATATGCCTCCGCCATAGACTTCGGAGCATCTCCGCTTCTCAACTCGATTTCGCGCAGACGCTTCACCGCGTTTATGACGCCGTCCTGAATGATGCTGGTCGGGACAATGTCGCCTTCCGTGGCCGCTTTCGCCCGGTAGTCGTCATACAACTTGCCTGCCCGGCCGTGGAACGCCTTCCACCGCTTTTGAGCCGCGTCTGATAGGGCAACCGACGCCTCCGGCATCGTCACGATAGGCGCGTCACGGCTGAACAGGCGGCGCGTGGCGTCCTCGAACTCTCCGCGCAGGCGAGCGCCCTGCTCCTTCGCCGGCGTGCCGATGAACGGGAACCGGCCAATCACCTTGTTATAACCGTTCACAAGAGGGGAGTTTGCGATGTTCACGCGGCCAAGGTTGACGCCAAGACCCTGAGCAGCGCGCATGACCAGCTCGCGCGCTTCCGGCGTCAAGCCTGTGAGCTTGTCATAAGCGGCCCGGGCCGGAGACGCGAGAGACCGCATCAGAACAGACATCCCGGCCTGCGTCGTGATGTCGACGCCCATCTTGTCGAGGATCTCGTTCCTGACACCGCCAAGGTCTCGGAACTGCATCTCGTCTTCGATCAGCCCCATCGCCTTTGCCGCCCGGGGCACGACCTCAGACTGGTACAGACCATACCCGTACCCGATGGTGCCGCCGACCATCGGCGCGATCACCTGAGATGCAGGCCCGATGTACGGCATCGGAGCAACGGGGCGCGCCATTTCTGCGCCTATGCGAGCGCCAATGGCGCCCATTCCGAGGCCGGATCCGTACTCGCCGAACGACGTGTTCGACGGGTCATAGACGAACTCGCGGTCGCGTTTGCGCTGCTCGCGCAGTTTCTGCTGCTCCTGCTCCCATGCCTGCCTCTCTGGCGTTCCCAGAGGCGGAGCGCCTTCGATTGGAGCCTCGACCGTCGGCGGCGCAGGCCTTGTCAGCGCGTCCATTTCTTGTGACGCCGCATCGACCATTGACCGAGCGGTTTCACCGGCAGATCTGGCGGCGCTCTCTGTTTTCGACAGTTGACGCGTCACGGTTTTACGCGCGACTGCCTCGTTGTCTGTCCGGACGCGGAATTTTCTGCCGTCAGGGTGCTCCGCGTAGAAGCTGTCGCCCTTTCTGTAAAAGCGCAGTTCGGCCATGATTTACTCCGCAATGATCGGCTCAAGCTCGATCACTTCATCCGACTGTTCATCTGGCGCGGCACCAGAACCAGCAAGGCCGCCGCGTATCTCAGAGAGCTCCATTTGCTTGTAGGCGCCACCTCTAAGGCCGTCCATGATTTCGCTCAGGCGCGCACGAACGCTCGCTGCATCAGTCATTCCCTGAAGCGAAACCAGCTTTCGGATTGCTTTTTGGTCTTCAGTCGTCGGTGCTCGCCCTCTGGCCTCGCGCCTCTGGGAGACAATCATCTCGTAGATGCCGTCCTCAAGAACTTCAAGGGTGCGCAAATTTTCCGGATCGCCGATCTTCTTCTGAACTGCGGAAATTTGCTCGGTCGGGATGCCGGCCAAGGTAAACAGATCGCCGAGCATACCCACGGCAGAGCTGGCGCTTTTACGAGCGCCACCGACGATCCCTAGATCCGCATCGCTCAAGGCGTCGATGCGAGCCTCAAGTTTATTGATCTTTTCGACGTCTGCCTCGGCAGAAGCGCCGATAGCGGCCTCTTGCGCCACCGCGCTCGCCGGCAATTCTTGCGGGCGCGCTACACGCACTTCTTCCCCGCCAGACTGGATGTCAGCCAGATATTCCTTGTTCCCGCCGCGATAGACATAGTCACCGTCGCTGTCTCGCAGGACGGACTGCGTCGTTCCGTCAGTGAACCTTGCAACTAGGCCGGTCGCCTTGTTGCCGCTCCGCGACTTCGCGTCGATAGCGGCAGCCTTCAGCCGCGCGTCGAGGATCTCTTGCCTGCGCGCCTTCCGCTCCTCGTCCATAGCCTTCAGGGACAGGCCGACGTTCCCGAACAGGCCGCGCCCCGGGTCCGGGTTGGCGCTTGCGGCAAGCATGTTGACGCCGAATGAGTAGAGCGGCGATTTGCCAGTGAGCGGGTCAACTGTAGTCAGATCCGTCAACAGGCTCTGCCACATGCCCGGCTTGCTCTCCACCGCGCCCTGCACGGACGGCGTTGCGGCGGCGGAGGCGGCGGCGATGGCGCCACGCGGCTGCGCCGAGGCGGCCGGGGCAACAGGCTCTGGCCGTGCCGGAGGAAGGGCCTCGGCAATGTCAGCCAGAGGGCCGCGCCCAACCGGAGTGGGGGCGGGCATAGCAGGCGCAGAAGCGGCGGCCGGAGCAACGGGCGACGACGGCTGCAGCAGGCTCACAGCGTCTTCAAATGCGCTTTCCGTCTTCCCGGTGTTGGCGCCTTCGACCGCGCCCATTTCCGCTTGCGTCATGCCGACACGGTCACCTCCGGCCTCACGGCGCGCCATCTCGGCGAGGACCATGCCGGAGTATGCCGGGTCTTGCAAATTGTCCGCGAGGTAAGCCAGTTCCGCGTCAGTGGCATACATCAGAGAGCTGCCGGCAGACGGTGCGGCCAGAGTGGCGGATCCGCCGTTCGCCATGCGTAGCGCTCCGACGCGGCCGCCGTTGGCGAACATGCCGGATATCAGGTTTCCGCCGACAGTCCCACCACCAGACACACCGAGCCCGGCAATCGTGGCGCCGAGCCCGAGAATCTGAGAGAACGGGTTGCTGCCGGTCGGGGCCGTCTGGACCGTCCCCTGCTGACCTGTCAGGATCTGGTTCCCGAATGACGCCTGATTATACGGCGCTCCCTGCAGCTCGTTATAGAGCGATATGCTGTCTTGGATCTGCCCTTCCATCGCCCCCTGCTGCAGACCGCCGGCCGTGCTCAACAGGTTGAAGCGTTCGGCTTCACGGCGCAATGCGTCGTTCTCGAACTGGTTTACCAGCTCACGCTCGCGCTGTCCGATCTGCTGAAGGTTTGTCGTGATATTGCCGGCGCCAAGCCCCAATCCAGAGAGGCCCTGACCGACCGACAGGTCACGGTTGCGCTCTGTATTGACCTGATTTTGAGCGCTCTCGAACCCTTGGAAGCGAAGTCCCGCCGTCATGGTATCGAGGCGTTCTTGCTCAAGGTCGCGAGCGATGGCCTCTCCGATGGCGCCGCGCGTCCCGAAAGCGCGCATGCCGCCGCGCTGCGCCGCCCGGCGCGCCGCCTCGATGCGGTTGCGCTCGTTGGTATCCTCCACCTGACGCCCGAGAACCTGCTCAAGGTACGGGTTCATACGCTCTTGGATCTCGGCCCCGGTAACAGCCTTGCGGGCCGCCTGCTGGGCGCCCATCGAGCCGCGCATGGCGTCCGTCGAGATGCCCTTGACGTCGTTGTAGTATTGATCGTCTAGGGTCAGCATCGGGCGTCCCATGGGTGTCTCCTAATAGCGCCGCAGGTGTGCGAGGCCGCCGCGCGAGAACTGGCTCTGCGGCACAGGGTTATAGCTGTTCTGTCCTGTGTAGGAAGTCCGCCGACCCATCGGGCTGTATACAGGCGCGTCCGTCGCGGTTCCGGCTTCATATGCGCGCCCAATCGCCATCTGCTGCAACGGCGATAGCATGGGCCGACGCATGCCAAGATACGGGATAAATGGCCGATGGACAAGGCCCGGGGAGATGCCGCCGATCAGATCGGCGAGGGGCTGAAACTGCGGGGCATATGTCGGGGTCGACGTAACGGTTTGGTTGCCTGAGCCGAACAGGCCGCTGAGAAATCCCATATTTACCTCCGTGGTCCGGGAAGCCCGGCGAGTCTTGATGCGTACGATGCACGAACGCGTTCTACAATGGCATCGAGTTGGTCCGCTCCGGCGCTGTTGCTGCCGTCACCCATAGCAGCGACGACGTCGGCCGGAATGACGTATTCCCCGTCAGACAAGACCGCAGGGATGTCGTCGGACCTGCCGTTCCCGCCCCCCGCAACAGCGCCAGAAGAGGCACTGAGTTGAAGTGGCCCAGAGGACGTCGGCGGCGGCGGAGGGGGCGGCGGAGGCATCATCGGGACTTCCTCGATGCCCATCGCCTCGATGTCGACCATGCCGCCATCAGCGAACCCGAGGATCTCGCCCGGGATTTGTCCTCCCCAGTTCCGGCCCTCGTCGCGGCCGAACTGGAGATAATGGTGCAGCGCGTTGTATGGATCCGAGCCGAAATACTCGTGCTGCGCGACATCAGGGTTCGCCTGACGGTATGCTTCCGCCGCCGACAGGATGCCTTCGTCAGCCTCAAACTCTGGGCGCATGGTGAGAGAGCGCTGGAGCGCTCCGGCATAGTCTGGCTCATACCGACCCGGTGTCTGCCCGCCCGGCATGAAATAAGACGGAGGTGCCACAGTCTCGCCTACCATCTCGCCGTACCCGCGCCCGCCAAAGCGGCCGAATTGGTTCGGGGCCATAGCGGATTCCGCGCCGGACGCGGTCAGGTAATTCTGCAAATAGCGGTCGACATTGCCGCTCGCCAGACCCTCTGGCGCCTCGGCCATGAACTGCTCGAATTGAGGCCGCTTTCCTGCCGCGTCGATGGCGCCTTGTAGCGTCATGCCGCGCCCCGTCGCACCGGCAATAGTCTGACCACCGCGCTGACCGGCATTGATCTGCGACGGGTCAAGGTCGAGGTTGGATATGATAGACTGGTTGAGCATGGGCCGGTAGCCCAGACCCTCACCGCGCGGGATCGCACTCGACGCGAGAGCATAGTCCGCGTAGCTCTGCGGCGTATAATACCCTTGCATGCCGAACATGAACGCGTTCGGGTCGGCCTCGGGGTGGAGACCGTAGACGGCGCGAAAATACTCGTCCGCCGTCATCGGCGGGGTGGCTGACGTTCCGCCGTCACTGTCTCCGGAACGCGTTTGATCCTCTTCAGACCACGGGCCGCCGGGGCCATCTCCGGGACCATCATCACCGCCACCGGCCGCACCGTTGCCGTTGAAACTCGGCACGCCACGCGGGCCAATATGCTGGCGCGCTCCACCTCCGACCGGGGGTCCAGACCCTTCCTCGCTATAACCGAGACCGTAGGACCGCAGGAGAGCCATCTCCTCCGGGGTGTTATAGACGAGATAGGCTGTCTTGCCCGGCTTGCTGTTGAACATCAGCGGAGCATTCACCTTCTCGACCGACTGGCGGCTGCCATCAGGGCCGTTAGGGATTGGCTCTGTTTTACCGGTGACGCGGCGCAGCGCGCCCATGTTGCTGATGTTCATCGGCTGTTATCCACAAAGCGGCGGTTGTATTGCTGCAGCGCCCCGGGTGACATATTCGGACGCAGTATCATGCTCGGCCCCGGCGTCTGCATCCCGGGCGGCATATTCGGACGCAGCATGCTCGGCCCCGGCGTCTGCATCCCGGGCGGCATATTCGGACGCAGTATCATGCTCGGCCCCGGCGTCTGCATCCCGGGCGGAAGCGCGCCCCAAGAGCGTCCCTCGGACTGTCCGTGGCGGCGGTAATGCTCCATCGGGTTCGCTGCAAAATACGGGTCACGCGCAACATCCGGATTTGCGATCAGATACGCAGACCCCGGCTTGACGCCAAACTGGGCGCGATAATCTTCGGACGCAGGACCGACAGAGTTACCCTGCGCGCCGCCGCCGAACGCCGACGGGTCACCCCCGTATGCGCCCATTGGATCATCAACCGATAGACCTGCGTTGTGTGCCGCTTCAGCGACAGCTTGTCCAATCGCCGTAGCGACGCCGGGCCCGAAACCGAATCCGCCAAATCCATAGCCGGAACCCATGAAAGAACCGTCAAACCCGAAGTCACCAGACGAAGATCCGCCACCGCTTCCGCCGCCGCTTCCGCCGCCGCCCCCGGCCGAACCGTTGAAACTGGGGATGCCTTTCGGCCCGAGATGCTGACGCAGGGCGCCCATTTTTCTCATCATGATACTATCGCTCCGCCGTCAACTTCGCGCCATGCAGCGCCGTCTCCGTAAACCAGTTTCGCCCCGCCAGTCGCATCCGTCGCATAAGCCAGACGCGTCCCACCGTTCGCCGGCGTGGTCGGCTTGTATCGCGGGTTTGCCTGCGTCAGTTCCGCCACCGATGCCCCCGGCACGCTGACGGTGTCCCGCTGGCTGTCATAGTTCCTCTCTATACGAGTGAACTCACTCTCCACGACGCGCACGAACTCGTCCTGCCACTTCACAAGCCGACGATAATAGTCGTTCGTCTGTTCATCGTCCGTCTGCGGCGGTTGCGGGGGGAGCGGGAGGGTGATCATCGCGCCGTTCCCTGCCCGAGGTCCGCGCGCACGCTCGCGAGGCGCCAGAAATCATTGCTCCCGGAGCTTTCGAACCTCATACCGATTTGCCGCGCCTGACACATGCTGTCGATCACAGTGCTGTTCGCCGCAGGGTATACGACGTCCGGCAAGACCGTGAATGGGCCTCGCGTTGTTTCCGTGGAAGTGGGCCATTCTTTCAGCTTCAGCGTGACGTGAAGCGAACCCATGAAGCTCGGGATCGACGTGTCGGATGTGAACATCCCAAGGACGATGCGTTTTACCGTCGTCAACATATCGCCGTCTCCGAGGCTTATCGGAGCGAACTCAACGAAGCGCGTCAAAACATCGCCGCTGTCGCCGTTTCCTTCTTCGTGGAAGTATACCTTGCCAGAGGTGTCCACCGCAATTGGCTTGTCGAGGACAATGTTATCAAGCCATGCCGTTCGGTCGAATGTACCGACAGACCAGCCGAGGCGCCCAGCCGGGTCTTCGCCGCTGTCCCACCTGAAGTATGTGTCGCAATCGCCCTGCTGACTTGTCGGGAAGAGCCAGAAGACGCCGTGATACAGGTTGTCGATACTGCCCCAGACCTTGTATTCCTGACCGGCCGCAAGTTTGGCTTCAAACCAGCGGCGGTTTGGATTGTTAGCATGCTCAGGAGCGCCCCCGCGATAAATGAACGTGGATCTCTGGCGGGAGAGCCAATACGCGTCCCCATCGTCGACGATCACAGCATTGGGCCCCAGAGCGCCGCACCCGGTGCCAACCAGCGTCGGCTCGTACAGGCGGTCGACCTGACCGGTGTATCCGATTGCGTTGAGAGCGCTGTCGGTCCATACCAAGACGCCGTTCCGCGCCTTCCGGCCGGTCACGAGGAACGACCCGTCTCCAAGCGGGATGATGTCGCCGGCCAGATTGATCAGGCCCGGCGTCCATATCTGAACGTTTGTGCTGTCAGAATAGCGGATCAGGTTCGGCTGGAAGACATCCTCATTCGAAGTGCAGCCGAGTGCCATGATTGACTGCTCGTTCGTGACCAGCATCCCGAGCACTTTCGCCGGCGCATTCGCGAGCGTCTTGGACCGTCGCGACAGGATGGCCGTCCACTCGTAGATCGTGCCGCCGAGCGGATTCTGGTATGAGTAGTCGCCGCGATTGTCGATGTGCCAGACACGGGGCTGAGTAATTTCCTCATCCGGCTCATTGAGGCCGAAGCCGCCTTGGCCGAAGCCGCCGAGGCCGAAGCCCTTGCCCCCGATGCCGTCCTGTAGACCCACATTGATCTCGTATTGGGCCTCTACGCTGGATCCCCCACCGGTGGCGCCGGATTGGGCCCCAGACGCCACTACGTCAATGGTGTATGTGTCAGCGTCCGTAATGCCGGTGATGGCGTACCCGGTCCAATATTCATAAGTCACGCTGGCCCCGCCGCCGTCGGCAGAACTGGTGGCTTCGGCTGGGTGCTCGATCAGGTAGCTATCTGCGTCGATCACCCAGACAGAATACGGCCGCTCGTAAGCGTAGGTCGGGCTGCCGCCGCCAGACCCATCAGCAGACGCCTGAGTTGACGCGGCGACGGTGAACGTATTCGCGTCGACCACGGTGACGGTATAGTCGCCGTCTAACGTGATCCCGTTGACCGCAGATGCGCTCGCGATGGTAACCGTCTCTCCGGTGAACAGCCCGTGAGAGGAAAGCGTTATCGTGACGATCTCGCTGCCCTCAATCGTCGTGAACGGCGTCGCTCCGAATGACCCAGACCCAGATCCGCCGACGGTAATCCCGCCGACAGCACTTGCGCCCGTGAAATACGCGATATCTCCCGTCGAGAGCCCGTGAGACGTATGAGTGACCACGACGAGGCGGCTGTTCTCAGTCGTGCCGAACGGGTTGCTCCCAAGCGTCCCGCTCCCGCCGCCGATGGTCACGTTGTCGAACGTGCTCGCACCCGTGTAGTAGACTGTGTCGCCTGAGATCGCGCCATGAGCCGTGTGGGCGACGCTGACTGAGACTGTCTGCCCGGCGCCGCCACCAGCCGTTGTCGTGAACGGGTCAGTGCCAAGCGCCGCTGAAGAGCGGATCGGGGTAATGTTCCAGAGGCGGACGCCGTCGAAGACGTACACCTTTTTGTGCGTGCCGAGGACCGCGTAGGTATCCCCGTTGGATGTCGTATAGGCGCTCGCTCCACGGCAGATGCCGTCAACCGCGTCTGTGCCGGCTCTTGTCCATCCTCCGAGAGACTGCGCGGATCCTCTGACCCACCGGATCTTGTCGCTGTCTATAGCGCTCCCTGACGCGGCGTAGTCGGCGTCGTCCTTCGCCACGTTTGGCTGGAACGGGATCGGGGTCAACTTGCCCATGTCAGACCTTCAGGGCGTCAAGCTCGACGCCAAATTCAGCGCGCTGAACGCGTTCCAGCTCGGTCTTGTATTCCATCATCGCTGCCTGCAGGAGTTCAGGCCTCTGGTCTACGGACTGGACAAATTGCGCCGCTTCGGCAAGGCACCCGTTCAGCAACAGCTTGTAGGCGTTTTCTGTCAGCCAGTTCGTTGTGACCGTGTTGTCTAGTTGCGGGCGCTGGACGTATTCCAGAGTGTAGGTGTAGGTGGCCTGCGGCGTCGGGACAACGCGCCATGTGTTCGCCGTGTCGACGAAATAAAACAGCGGGTCGCCGGTCGTCGCCTCGACGGGCCAGAATGTCCGACAATAGCTCTCCTGCCTGACGAAGAGTTTGACGTATCTGTTGTTCGCATCTAGGTAAGACCATTCACGAATAGCGACCGGGCGCGTGAGCGTGCTTCTGAGAATGGTCTGCGACCCGATGACGAAAGAGCCGCTCGCCTGCGTAAGGAATGGCTGGATCGGCAGATCTCGGGCGATGAACGTCAGGGCGTTCTCGATGATCTGGTCGCGCTCTTCGGTCAGTTCGGCAGACTGGTTCTGCAGCCAACTGTTGATGTCGCTCAGGAGATCAGAATAGGACATATCAGGTTCTCACATCCCCGCCGAGGATCCATGTGTCCGTCGCCTGCTTATAGAGAACCGCGATGGAATATTGCGCGAATGTCTTTGTCGCGCCGCCCCTGCTGTTCAGCGTCACCCCGCCGGCAGCGCTGAAGGTTACTTGCCCGGCTCCGGTCTGAACGACAGTGATCTGGCTGCCGACAGGGATAGCGACAGAACTATTCAACGGCACCGTGAGAGTGAACGGAGACCCATTGTTACACTCGATCAGTTTCCCGGCATCCGCCAGAACGAGAGTGTACGTCGTTCCGGTCTGTTCGTTGACAATCTGGCCCGCCGTCACGCGAGCCGTCGTGAACACTCCGGTCGCCGGGGTGGTGGCACCGACAGTCGAGTTGTTGATCGTTACTCCGGAGACCGTCCCGCCAGTAATAGCGACCGCGTCCATGGAACCCTGCGGGACAATCTCATGGCCGCCGGCAGTCGATCCATCCTGAACCTTCAGGCTGTTTCGGCTCGTATCTACGACCACCTCTCCGGCAGACCCGGTGTAGGAAGCGATGTTGCCGGTTGTGTCGCGCTTAAGCTGAACGGTCGTGCCGGTTGTGACGTTGCCCCAGTCCGAGGTCAGAGGGAGGATCGCGGCCGACGCAATGGTCGCGTCAACGTACCCTTTGCTCGCCGCGTCAGTCGCGACAGAAGGAGACCCCAACGTGGTGATCTTGTACCCGGCAAGGTCGACATCAGCCGTCGGGGCGCCGATGGACGACAGGGTGTTTCCGCTCTCGACTTTGTAGACCTCGGACGCATCGCAAATGACGATCTCGCGCTGTCCGTTCGTCGGCGTCACGCCGGTGCCGGAGGAGTTCTTGAACGTCAGCGTATACCCGGCCCGGGTAGATGCGTCCCAGATGATGTACCATTTCTCGACGTCAGGAACAATGACCGAAATGCTTGCAGTCATCGTCCCGGTGAACTTTAGAATGCGCTGACGAGCCTCGTTCGAGGCGTAGTCCGTCGTCGTCAGTGTGACGTTAGATCCGCCAGAGACATCGATCTCGACATAGCCGTCAAGGCTCTCGTCGATGCTGTCAAACGCCTCGTTGAGATTCGGCGCGCCCCACGTTCCGCGATTGGACGCAAGAGACTGCTTCCTGAGATCGTTCCGGCTTGTTGCGCTGTCTGCCATAACGCCCTCCTAGTACCCGAATCTGCCAGAAAAGGCATCGTTAAATGTAGTCACTTCAGCCGACGAAAGCCGCTTGTTCCACAAGACCACGGCATAAAGTTTCCCGTTCGGAATACCCAGAGTATAACCGTTGCTGTTAGCGATCATCAGTGTTCGGTCTGCCGTCGAAGATGTGTCTGGATTGGTATTAGATGTAGAATTTGTGGTTTGAGTTCCATCAATTGAGTATTGCCAAGGGCCGGTTGCATCGCCGTCAAACCCCCAAGTAAACCGTTTAAAGCCTGTGCCCGGAGTCCAACTGGTCAACACATTAGATGATGAAGCGGCAAGATATTGTGAAAAAGTGGCATAGTTATAAAAGCCTCGATTGCCAAAGCCGCCTCCGGTTATGGTGCTAGCCAAATACCAATTTGTTCCCGGAGTTGAACCGAGATCAACTATATAGCCTAGCTCCCATTCTGCATCGCCGTGGTGCATACTAGCGGTAAATGTTGTATTAGCCGGAAGCTCAAAGCCAGTTGTCGCGGAAAGGCTCCAATATTCCGAAGAACTGAGACCCCCCGGCGTGCCGCTGAATGTCGGATCGTTCGCATCCGATCCGCTCGTGCTGCCAAGTTGCAAATTATAGGCTGATTGGGCGGCGCCATCAGCCGGAGATGTAACAAGGTTATTCCAAGTGCCAGAACCGGACCAGCTACCGCTATCAGCCGCATCCCAGAACGAAACAAGGTTTGCCTGCGCGGGCAGACTGTCAAGGATCGACTGGCTTCTTCTCCCAGCAGAGGCAAACATCATGCTAAACATCAGGCAATGTCTCCGCCAAGGATCCACACGTTGGTGGCTTGTTTGTAAAGCACCGCGATGGCGTATTGCCCGCCCAGATCTGTCAGCGACCCGTTGCTGCTGATCGTCACACCGGATCCGGGCGATACCGTCACGGTCCCCGCCCCGGTCTGCACCAGAGTGATCTGCGTGCCGACGGCGAACGCGACATCGGCGTTCGGCGGGACCGTCAGGGTGATAGCGGAGGCGTTGCTCATCTCGATCAGTTTCCCGGCGTCCCCGAGGACAAGCGTGTAGGTCGTGCCGGATTGCTGATTGATCTCTTGTCCGCCGGCGACCCGCGCCGTGCTTGAGAACGTCCCGGCGCCACTCGCTGACAGCGTCGTGAATGAACCTGCCGCAGCCGTGGAGCCTCCGATAGTGACGCCGTCCGCCGTTCCACCGTTGATGTCAACTGTGGTGACGGTTCCGAGGTTGGAGAATGTCGCGCCGCTCGCACTGACCGTTCCGCTGATCGTGCCGCCGCTCAGGGTCTTGTTCGTCAGAGTCTGCGTTGCGTCAGTTCCAACCAGAGTGGTGTCCGCGTCCGGAAGAGTGAATGTGCGCGTCGTGGCAGTCGTGATGCCGGATGCTTGGAATTGAGCGACTTTCGTGTTGTCCCCGTCATCGACAATCTTGAACGCTGCATCCTCGAAACTGGCAGACGTAAGGGCCGTCCCGTCAAGCGTTCCGGTCAGGGCCTGAATGGCTGCCGTAGTAACGGTGCCGAGGTCACTGACGGTGGCCCCAGTTAAGTTGACAATTCCGCTTGCGGTCACATTTGTGAACGTGCCAGCAGCGGCTGTAGATCCGCCGATAACGGTGCCGTCGATGGTGCCGCCGTTGATGTCTGCCGTCGTGACGGTGCCGAGGTCGCTGACGGTGGCGCCGGTAAAGTTGACGGTTCCGCTCGCCGTGACGTTTGTGAACGTGCCAGCCGCCGCCGTAGAACCGCCGATTGTTGTCCCATCGATGGCGCCGCCAGAAACCCCGATGTTGTTTGCGTCCTGCGTCGAGATGCTACCGAGACCCAAACTTGTGCGCGCCCCTGATGCGCTGGTCGCACCAGTGCCGCCAGACGCGAGGCCAAGGGCGCTCGAAAGCGTCAGAGACGCCATCGTCGCAGTCCCGCTGGACGTGAACGATGTGGTGACGGTCAGGTTCGCGAACGAAATGCTGCCACTCGCGCCGCCCTGAAGAACCTGCTCAAGCGTGGCCTTTTTGGCGATGCCAGACTGGGTCACGAAAATGAAATCGGACGCGACAAGGTTGTCGGCCGGCGTCAGATCCGAAAGGGGGCGCCAGACGCTCACTGAACTTCTCCAATCTGGATTGCATTGCCCTGCTCATCGGTCAGGACGAAGCTCTGGTCTGTCTGAGACAGGCCTACCGGTGTCGGGCCGACGCGGGAATCCGGACGGGCGTTCCGAATGTTGATGGTCTCCGTCTGACGCGCCGGCAGCCTGTACGGGTCCATGTCATCGCGGCACTCTGGGCACACGCGTAGGCCCGGACTGTCGCCGTCCGCTCTGAGGATCTTGTGAGGAACCTTCATCCGACACCGGTCGCATATAGCAATCATGAAGTCGGATGCGAGGAACTTCGGCATGACTATGCCCCGGAGTAACCGCCCACGTCTGGGGTCAGCATGACTTCCGAACGGTCACGCTCTTCTTCGCTTGCCTCGCGGAAAGCCTGTCCCGCAAGACCTCGCAGCTCGTTGCGACGCTCAAGCGTCACGCCATCGAGGTTCATACACACTCGCGCGGCCAGCTCGTATTGTACCGCATCTTGCCATCTTTGTGGAACAGCAATTTGGTTAGTCAGAGCGCCGACGTCCTGAATATGGCTTGTGTGCCAAATTGACAGTATATCGAAGTCGCTTTTCGACGCCGTCCAGATCCAGATGCGCGGCGTTGACTGCCGGTCCACCCAGTACATCGTGGGCGTCCCGGTGGTCGTCTTGTCGCCTTGGTTGACATAGTCATCGCGCGGCTGGCGAGACATATCCACATCGACCGGGCTGCGGCCGAACACAAGCTGACGGACGTCAAGGATGGCGCCACCAGTCTCCCTGACACGGAAATACCTGCCCTCGACCGGCGCCGTCAGGTCCGTCCAGACAAACACATTGTCAACGTACGATGCAGACGCCAGAGTTGAGACGACAGTCCATGTCGAATTGTCGGTCGAGCTTTCCAGAGAGAGCGCGTAGGTCCGCGTCCCATTCGGCATGAACCCCACGGTGGAGACCACGACAGAGCTGCCGAAGTCATAGGAGATATTGCCGTCAGCGCTGGTCTGCGTGCATGCGGTGGTGAACAGTCCGTCGAACGCGTTGGCGGCCGTTCCGCCGGCGCTTGATGCGCCCCCTGTCGTCCCCTGCGTGGTCACCTCGAGGTGCTGGACGTTCATCACCTCGATGGCCCCCGTCGGGAGATCGTACCGGCGCTTGTTCTTGACCTGCGGCTCCAGCCGCTGCGAGATGGTGTAGAGGTTAATTCCGCGATTTGACCAAGAGGACAAAAACAGGAACAACTGGCGCTTGGCGAACTCTATCTGCTCACCGGTAATGACCTGCGGCTTCGTCGCCGCAAGCCGGTGAGCGTCGTCAATCAACTGGATGACGTTGATCGTAGTCTGGCCGGTTGTTCCTGAAGTCGCCATCAGTCGTCGCTTTCATCCGGGACGGCTTGCTTCGCCATCCGCTTGTACTCGACCTCGTACTCTTCCGTTGCCTCGGCATCGGCCTTCCGCTTTTCAGCGACAGCCTCGTTCAGGCGGTGGATGATGTCGTTCGACTTCGCCCAAGGCAGTTGAGCGAGGCCATGAAACACGGTGTTGACCTCGTCGTCGGTCATCAGTTGCAGGTAGATCATTTCGTCTCCTCTGATTTATCGCTCGGCGCTTTTATCAAGCGGAATCTTTGGTAAATCCTATCATCCGCCGGTGCCGTCCTGAATGACGGTCAGCGTCAGAGGTGTAGCGTACGATGTAACGTTCGCCCGAACCGCGATGCAGGGCGTCGTCAGATGCCCGTAATTGTTGCCGCCAGTGGTGGCGATGCCGGTAACGCTGATCCAGTTCGCGGTCGTCGCGGTGAACCCGGTCCCGAGAATGTTGTCTCCGGTAATTTGCAGGGTCGCCTGCGTAGCGCCCGTCGACGTCAGATAGATGCCAGCGCTGAAATTACCGGAGAAGCGGTCAACGATGATCGGGTCAGTCGCCCCGGTCGCCGTCGCCGTGAGTGATGTCGGTCGCATTTAGCACCTCTTCCAACGTCTTGCCATAACCATATAGCGGGCGTCTGTCCCGCCAGTTATCGAGCAGGGTGCATTTCGGGATCATGACCTTGATGCCGCGCGCGATTGCCTGCCCTATCCAGTATTCGGCACATGACCGACCGGACTCGCCGACTGCCTTGTCAGGGTAACTGAAATCGCACCCGTAGAGGTAAATGGTCGGACGGCGCTCATAGATCGCATGTGCAATCGCGTACGCGACGGTGGTATTCCAGTACGGGAATCCCCCGAAGAACTCAGCCACCTCCCTGATCGGGAAATCGACCGAACTCGGCACCCGGCGATCACTTCGCGAGGTGTAGATAGGAACCCGAAGGCGAGCGAGTTTCTCGCCCATCGCAGGCCACGGCTTGAACTCGATAGCGCGGCCATGCGCCTCTTCTTCCGCCGTTAGACTGACACCGTCAAAATACATTGAAACCGGGTCCATGTGATAGACCCTATCGCAATGATAGACGGTGCCCGCCGTATTGATGGCCCAGATCTCAAGGTCATCCGGGATGCCCAGAGCCTCGTAGTTCCCCCGCACCATCGCGGCGACCTCGAACTGGTCTCGGCTGTCGCCCATCGCGAGCACTGCGACGGGCCGTTTAGCAGCCTGATCTTTTGCCGGCTGCGGTTTCTTCGCAGCCGCTCTCCTCTTGGTCGGCAAATTAGCCTCCGTACTGGTCAACCCCGTACAGGGTGCCCTTCGTGCTCGCGTCGACGACAGCAAGCAGGGTGACGGTCTTGGAGCCGTCAGCGGTCTGAGCCGGGGTATAGGTGCCCCGCACGTCCGCCGTAGTAGCGGTCGCCGTGCCCGTCGTGGACAGGCCTGCGACGAAAGTGCCGCCAGTGGCCGGCGTGCCGTTCTCCATGATCGACAGGAAGTTGCCTGCGGATCCGATACGGTACGGGATGCCAAGAACGGAAGACGAACCGACGTCGACCTGCGTCGAGGTCAGAGCACCATCGACCGCCACCGAGGTGATGGTTTTGAACGCGGACACCGCATTCACGGTGGTGTTGTTCGGGCCAGCACGGTTGGCGACAAGAGCCGCGCCGTACTCGTCGGTACCGGTGAAGGTGAAGGTCACGCCGCTCTCGTCCGCCGTGGACGTGATGGACGGGGCCCGGGGGACGTCGAAGGTTGCCACGCCGCCAGACACCAGAGCACCGGTGGCAGACAGGGTGGCCGCGCCGGTCGCCGCCACGTTCACGCAGATGCCGTCAGCATCGTTCGTGTCAGGGGCGCCGAGAAGCATCGGAACCGTGACTTGGGTTTCGGTCATAGCCGCGACGCCGATGTCTTGGCGTCCGGACGGGTCGGAGTTGCCGCCGACATTGCGAGCATAGTACGCGTCGCCAATGCGGAGGCCGTCAGAGAAGTGCGTCATGCTGCGCTCCCAGTATGTGAAGTGGGGGCCGAAGCCCCCACCCCGTCAGACGCCCGGAGTACCAAAGGCGCCGCGCCAGTCGGTCCATCCGAAGACATACCGCTGGGTGGCCTTGTACTTCATGCTGTCCGTCTCGAAGTCGCCTTCCATCGAGCGCTCGACGTTGCGGCGGTTGGCCTTCTTCAGACCTTCCGGTGCGTTCGTCTGCACCCACCATGCGGTGGAGGAAGTCAGACGAGACATCGTCTTGACGCCCTTCGGCAGCAGGCCCATCGACTTGATCGGGTTGACGTCGTTGTTCGCCGTACCCGGACGCAGGACGCTGTTCATGATCGTCTCGGCTTGGAACATATTGTCCGGAGAGACAATAAGCTGCTCGCCCATGAGACGGATCTTGCGGCCTGCGCTGTCTTCGGCCTTGCGGATCTGGATCAGCATCTGTTCCAGAGAGGTCTGGGACAGGTTCGCCGCAGAGGCAAGGACGTTGGACTGCGCACCGACGACGACCGGGTGCGCGCTGTTGATCAGCGACACGCCATCGCCACCGGCGTAGGACGCGTTGAACGAACGGTTCAGGATGTTCGCCGCGTTGGTCTCCTCGGTCTCGATGAGAGACTGAGCGAGGTGACGCGAGAACAACTGGCCGATACGGATGTGGTCGCCGTCCTCGACAAGAACCTTGGTCAGGGCGAAAGCCAGACCGTAGACCTTGTAGCGATAGCGGGCGAGGTACAGGACGCCGCCGCTATCGTAGGTGACCGGGGTGCCGTCCGGAAGTTCCGGAGCCGCACGCATGCCGTAGAGGACCGGCTCTTCGTGGTACGACCGCTTGATGCCGTCGAACTGGCGGAAGACGCCTTTCCATTCGTCGGCCCGCTGTTCGTACAGGCCGTCGAATTCCTGATTCAGAATCGGTTCGACAATTGCCCGAAACTGAGTGGAGGTCATCGGAGCTACCATGATTCATGCCCCCCTTAGATAGCAGCAGCGTCAGCGACGTACTGGTGCTCGCTGATCTGGACGTGAACCACGGTGTAGCTGTCGCCCCAGTCGTTGTCGACACGCGGCGAGAGCTGCAGGATACGGAATTGGGCATTGCCCGCCGCGCCGGCCAGACTGCTGGACAGAGTGGACTGGGACGTGCCGGCGACCGTATTGGCTGCGGTGGCATTGGAAAGGTCGGCCTGATCGCCGACGGCGGTGGCGGCGAGAGAACCGTCGCACTGGACTTCGTACACGATGTCCGGGTCCGAGTAATAATACACGGTCGCGGAGGTGCCGGAGAGCAGCGTCTGGCTCGCGGGCCAGTAGCTCTGGGTCTTCACAGCGCCGGAGCTGTCGACGAATTCAACGCCGACAAAAGCACCGAGGATGCGGTCACCTGCGGCAGCAGGCTGGATAGCGCCAGTCGTAGCCAGCTTGATCATCTGGCCTTGATAGATAGCAGTACCGTAGCCAGAGGGGATCGCGCCTTCGCGGATCTCATGCTGCGGCTGCTTGGCGCCCGTGATCGTTCGGACAGCTTTGAAGCCGAACGGTGCGTTGGTCGAGGACATGATCCTTCGTTCCTTTCACGCGCGGGTTTACCATTTCGGACCCCGCCCACGGCGCTGCAAGATCGGCTGCATCGACGCGGGCTCGTCGGAGCCCAGATTATCGGAGCCTTCCTCGATGAGCACCTTGCCGCCTGCACGGGTAACCGTATCCGCAATTGACATGGCGTTCTCTCGGATCGCCTCTTCGTCCTGCATCGGCTGGTTGTGATGGAAGTGCTGCATCCATTCTTCGTAGAGCCTGCGCTCAATCTTGAATGCGAGCATCTCGTTCACACCGACGACTCCCGGCCAGTCACCGCTCTTCAGCGAGTAATCGGCCAAATCGACCGGGTGGCCGTCAAGAGCTGGGTCGTCGGGCTTCACAGGGACATAACCCATCTGCACGCGGCGGTGGATACTGTCCTGCTTGTTAGTCGTCGACAGCCAGCAAAAATGCCAGTCCGGGTCGTCTTGAGGCAGAGCTGGGAGAACGTCGAAGTTACCGAAAGACCGAAGCATTCCGGTGTTTTCGACCTCCGTTTGCCTCGGCTCCCGCTCATCTCTGGAGCGTCGTACCGAAGCGCGCGGGTTTTCTGCATTCCGCGCCTTGGATGTCTTCCCTCGCGTGGGCCGTAGCTCTCGCGGGGCAGGCGCTTCGTCAGCGCCGAATTCGATGTCATTATCGCTCATGTGCGTATCTCCTGTCAACAGCCCGTCTACGAGGACTGGTTTGCCTTGCGGAATGCCGAGATCAGTTGCTTCTTGCGCTCGGGAGTATCCCAGATACCGGCCTCACGCCACTGCTGGACTGCCGCTCGCTCGATGTCAGTGTTACCGAACCCGGAGACGTCAACGCCGGCGCCACGCCGTCCGCCGGAGTGACCCCCACCGGTCGCGCGGATCTTTTGCTTTGTCCCCCGTCGCGCCTCCGCCTCGTACCTGTGCGGCAGGTAATTTTTGGTTCGGCGCTCCAGTTCAGACCAGTATTCGCGGCTGTTCGGATCCCACCCTTCGCGAGCGAGGGCGTCGTCGATGGCGTTCACGATAGAGCTGTCCTGATCGCCTCCGTCGGCCTTGTACCACGGGTTCTTTTCCATGAACTGGGCGGCCCCGCGTCGGGTCGCCTCTGACACCTGCGGAGCCATCGGCTGCTGACGCGACGAGACCTGCCGCGAGATATTCGACTTGAACGCCTTCAGGCGGTCTCGGTCGGCCCGGGCGGAGTAAATGACGTCGTCAAGCTGGTCGGCGGCGTCGTAATCGCCCTCCTCCAGAGCCTGCTTGCGCTGCTCTCGGGCATAGACGAGGTTAGCCTCCGCCTTCCCGATGGCCTCGTCGAGGCGAGCCATGTCGGACGCCGTCTGCCCGCTCTCTGTGCGCGCCAGACGCTCTGACACGCTCTCAAGCTGGCGCTCAAGCTGACGGATCCTCTCCTTGTCAGCCTGAGCCTTTTCCTTCCGGCGCTGACGGGCCTTGCGGCGAGCCTGACGACGGGCCTCGCGCTTTTCCTCGGCGGACATGCCGCTTTCGTCATCGCCGTCTCCGTCATCGTCGGAGCCGGCAGGACCATCGTCATCGCCGTCGTCGCCATCATGGCCGTCGTCGTTATCGTCGTCGGAGGCGTCATCATCCTCCTCGTCGTCAGGCTCGTCGCCTTCGACCTGATCGCGAATGTCCTCGTCGTCTTGGTACTGCTCTGCCATTTAAGCCCTCCGCCGTACGGTCAGAATGTGGCCGACCCCTTCGTGGGGTCGCCGGTGATTTTCGCGACGATGTCGGTGTCTTCGAAGATCACGAACAAGATCTTCCGATCACCGACTACCACCTCGATTTTGTCCCCGCCAAAAGCCGGGACTCGAACAAAATCTCCGACCTCTGCCCAGTTTCCTTCAGGCCAAGGCTCCAGAGATTTGCGGTCGCGGAATGCCACAGGACCAAGGCTGATGACCTTCGCGACCTGCGTGTTCCACTTCTCGGCTTCCTTCGTTTGGGCGCCGAGCCAGATACCGCTTTGTGTCTTTTCGGGGACGCTCCGGATCTGGACTACCAGTCGGGAGCCGAAAGGAATTACACCCGGGTCTGCTTCCGGGAAAAGCTCTTCAATCTTCATCCTCTGGGTTCTCCTCATACTGCTTGACTATCTCAAGCGCTGTAACAAGCCCGCGAATCACGCCGATCTTATACGGCAGAGCGCGAGTGCTCTCTTCAGTTCCGTCGAAGCCCGACCAGAGCGCAGTCTCGCGCTCTTTTATCTCGTCTTTGACGCCCTCTCTGATCCTCTCAGAGAGGGTTGCCCTTGGGGCGATCTGTCGGGCCATCAGCAGGCCTTCTTAGATCCAGACTTTTTCATGCCGGGCAGTTTCTTGCCCATCGCCATCTGCTTGCGCGGCGACACGTCCTTCATCGACGGCTTTTTCTTGTTACCCTTCATCGCGACCTCTCACAGTTGTGCGGGATTGTCAACCCGCAGTTGGTCCGGAGGAACCATTCCCCCGGCTTTCCATCTCTTGGCGCTTCAGCTCGCGGTCCCTGTTCGCGTTGATGCGGTCCATCGCGAGGCGCATCTCGTCAAGCTCCGCGCGAGCCTCGGCGATTTCGGCGTTCTTCGCCTCGATCTCCGCCTTGAGCAGCAGTTCCGCGTCCTTGCGGTCCTGCTCCCTTTTGTCAATCTCGATGCGATTGGCTGCCTCGATGTCGTCACGGTCCTCTTGGCGCTGAGACTTGGCGTTCTCCACCTGAGCCTCGATCTGCGCCGCCTGAGCCTCCGTCAGAAGCGCGTCAGCCTGCTTCTGGATGACCTCAAGCTGGTCAACACTCGGGTTGACCTTCTTCAGGAACTCTGCCGCCGCCTCGATGATCTTGGGCGCCTGACTGAGCTGCTCATCCATTTCCTTCATGGCGTTCACGGAGATCTGCGCGAAAGCAGACGAAAGCTGGTCCGTCTGCCCATCCGCGTCGATCTGCATCAACTGCTCCATCGGAATGCCGCTCTCGCGCTGGAGGATCTTCCCCATCATGTCGGCGTAGTAGAACGCGAGATGATCCTTGATGTGCTGCAGTATGGCCGGGATCAGCGTCTGGGCCATGATCCGGTTCATGCCAAAACTGGGCGACGCAAGGAACTGGAAATGGATCTGCAAGTGCGCGACGTGTTCTTGGAACGGATACACCTGAGACGGGTTCCCGCCAACCATCGACGCGTTCTCTTCCACCGCGTTCATCGGAACGGATTCCGGCGGCGGCGGCAGAAGCTCGTCCGCGTTCGGCACCTTCAGCATGGCGAGGAAGCGGCGCGCAAGTGCGTCTAGGTTCCAGCCGAGGCTCTGGAACATCGGGCTCTCGATGAGCTTCGCAACCTCGGTCAGGATGGCAAAGCGCTGCGTCTCGGCGAAAATGTTCGGATCGGACACCGGGATGATATCCATCGGCCCGTCGAACTCTTCCGGCGTGACCATCTCGAAGCCGGTGTCGAGCTCGACCTCGCCCGGCTCAAGGTTCTCCGCCAGAAGCCGGTGAATGATCTCCAGCTCCATCGCGAACGACCGGTGCAGCCGCGCGTGGATGGACGACATCACCTTGGAGCCTTGCTCGATCAGGGCGATGGTGGTGCCGACCGGCATGTTCGCCGACGCGTCCGCGATCTTCTCCTCTGCCGTCGAGACAATGCCCTTCCCTGCCTCGATCAGCATGCCGACGAGCTGGTACAGAACTGCGTCAGGCCCGTTGAACGGGAGCGGCATGAACACCTTTCGGATGTCGTTCGTGTCGACGCCGTCGATCTCGACAACCGCAGTCGGCTTGATCTTGATATTCTCGCCGCTGTTGCGCGCGCCCTTCAGACGCAGGCCGCCCGGCTGGTTTGCGATCAGTGCGGCATCGTGCAGTGCTCGGATCCCGCCGGTGATAGCCTTGCAAATCCCGCCGGCAACATGCGCCAGTCCAACGTACGATGCATCTTCCCACGGGATAAAGCCGTACTCGACGACGTTGTGGACTTCCTTGACCCGGCCGCTGCGCTGGAATTCAGCCGGGTCATATTTGCGGTAGATCGCCGCGACTCCCTCGCTCTGTTCGTCTACGAGGATCTTGTACCAACCCGGGCGCGAATTGCCTTCCGGGTCGACCAAAAAGGCGTCCTCTCCGGAGAGGTCGTAATACAGGTCGAACTCGATGACCCGCCGCGTGCCGTCGAGGTTGTCGGTCGTCTGGTCCTTGCCCTCGACCGCATTGTTCGCCGTCTCAGGCTCTGTCGGCTCAGGCGCTTCTGCACTCGGTACCTCGAACGGTTCAGGACGCAGGAACCCGCTGTTGACCTTGTCGCGGATCTCGACCTCGTCCCAGTCGTAGTCAATCGCGCGGCGATAGGCTGAACGCCAGCCGCTGCAATTGTACGGCAGGACGGCACGGCTCTCGTTGATGAACTCGCACTGCAATCCCTCATCCCACCAGAGTTTTATGTAGCCGGCTCCGGAGAGGCCGAGCTGCGGGAGCATCTGCTCGTGCTCTGCGTAGAACTGCGGGCACCCGGTCGTCAGGAGCCAGTTCATGTAGCGCTTCTTGCGCTCCGCACGCTTGATCGAGGTCTGGTCGTCCTCGTTCAGAACCTTGGTGCGGACGGGCCCTTCAGGCGGGAGAAGCTCCTTCGAAGCAGACGCCGCGAAGTCAATCGCAGCCTCGCCCATGAGCGGGTAGGTGACGCGAGAAGCGCCCTCGAAATCGGCGCCTCCGGGGGCCGGCTCACCAAAGCCGGTTTGCTTGATCCCCGACGCGTAAATCTTGTCACGCTTGCTTCGCGCATCACGGTCCTGCCGGTAAAGTTCCAGAAGCTCGGTCGCGATGGACGTCAGATCCTGCGGCGGTATGAACGACGCGAGGTTTGCATCGAACTGAAGGCTTGCCGGATCCGGGCCCTCGTCACCCTCCGAGAGAACTTCCTCCATAGCGGCAATGATCGGATCAACGGCGTCCTCCGCTTCAGAACCAACATTGATCATCCCGCCCTCGGTCTCGGACGGGATGAATTCGATCTCTTCGGCATCGCCCGGATCGCGCGGCAACCCGTCGGTGATGTATGGTCCTCGGTTCTGCATGGTGAGTTACTTCAGCCCCTGTTCCCTGACCTCAGCGAGCGCTGCGAGAGGGTCGTTCCCAGCTTGTTCGTCAAGGATTCGATTTTCTGGTCGTCCAGACTCGACAGCCAGTCCAGATACTCCCGGCTGTCCTCTCCTCCCGACATCGGGAATTGATCCTCCTCCACTTCCCGAGAGGTCAATTCCGCGACTTTCCGCGAGAGCGGTGAACTCTCGTTCATAATCCGTTGGCGCTGCACGCTTCCCTCCTATGCCGTATTTTGCGTAAAGTTCTTTTTCAGGATACCACAGCAAAGCCTGAAGGTCAGCAGTTTCCATATCCAATCCATCTTGGCGCAACAGGTCAAGAGCATCTGCCACGGTGGACCGCATAAAATCCCGTTCTTTTGCGCCCCTCGGATATTCCAGCGTTGCCCTTTTAGACTCAGCCAGACGTTGCGCGGATCTGTTGACCTCAGTTCTGTCCTTGAACCCGCCAGCGCTATATCGTCTATATGCCGCATCCGCGAACGCATCGAGACCATCGTTAGTCTTGAGGTCGGACATTTTGAAGCCGAGGTTTTTGACAAGATCCTTGCCCTCTTTTGTCTTGATCGCGTCCTTCAGTCTGGCCCGCCGTTTCATCAAGGCCTTGGGGTCCGGATCAGGGACAAGCTGACCTGTCATTCGCCCCCACGTCCGCATCCACCAGCGGTCGGACGTCAGAGGGTTGAAATTACCTTCAAGGTTCTGGAAAAATCCCTGCCCGATTTTAGGCCCAAGGATTGCCGACCCTTTCAGCTTGGTCCCCATTCCCTCGCCGGTGACCGGAAAGCCAGCCGCTTTCAAATCCTTGTTCGTGACATCCATGTCCAAGAACTTGAGGAACTGATCCTCACCGATCTTGTCGGACATCCTGTTGTAAATCTTGAATGCGTTTTCCATCGCTTTGGCTTCTTTGCCGCCGCCAACACCTGCGTCGGAAAGCCGCTCCGGGAACCGCCCATTCTGCCGTTTGTAATCGAACACCCCGAGAGCCATTTTGGCATTTTCCGGGACGCTTGCGCCATTTGATGTGACGGCCAATCCGTAATTGAACATGCGGCGCTCTGACGGCTTGATGCCTCCGTAGATCTGGTCTACGACGCGGTGCGCCCCCTCGACCTTGTCCCGGTACCAAGTGGCCGCATTACCGCTTCGTGATGCGGCTTCCTTGGCCTCTTCGGCTATGACTCTTGCGAGATATGCTCTCGATTTGTCGTCGTAGCTTTCTGGAGTTATAGGCGCCCCCAAGCGCTCTTTCGCCCTTTCATTCAAGGCCTGCGACAGCTCCAACTTGTTTTTTGCCCTCCCCCCATCAAGCGGGAGAACCTCCTCACCATACAGCAGGTCGTTAAGCGATACGGACCTCGGATCTTGCGCCTTGTCGGGATTGACCCCCATCTTTTTTGCCGCCCTCCCGACAGTCCCAGCCGGAAAGAACGGGATCAGCCCAGCCGCCATGAGCCCGGCGTTTGTCCAGCTCGGATCCTCGACAAGCGCGTTCAGATCCGCCACACCGCCGACGACGTCGCCGACAATCGGGATCGGAGACGTGGCGATTGCTGCGGCATCCAGCGGGTCTTCCACCGCCCAGTCCGCGACGTCAGAACCCATCTGGGCGTACGAGTATTGGTCCCCGCCGATGTTTGGATTGTGCGCTGGGCCTCTTACCGTGCCGCGCGCATGTCTCTGGAGTGCTCCGTCCGCCATCTTAGCGTCCTTTCACGATTTGCCGGTCGCGGGGTACGTCTTCCGTCAAAGAGGGAAGAACCGCGCGCCTGCGAGCGGCATCCCACTCCATCCTTTTCTGGACGTTTCTCGCCTCGGCCTCTCCTGCGACTCGGCGGTACATGCTGCTGGGATTCATCTCTTCCATGTTTTTCGTTTGCTTTTCGATGATGGCGTCAAGATCCGGAGGGCTCGCTGACTTGGCCCTTTCCGTGAGAATAAACTCAATATTGCGAGGATCGACCTTGTTTGCTTCACCGACGAAATCTGCGGCGTCTTTGGCCGTCATGCCAGCCTCGTCCATAAGTTCCTGTGCTCTTTTGACGGCTATGGACTCTCTAAGCCGTTTCGCGGCCACACCGTAGTCCGGAAAGAACTCATCAGGGCTAGAGCCACGAGCGAAGCCTTCGATGTCCTGAACGGCGTGCTGCAATTCGTGCAGATCAGCGCCCGTCTTCCACGGCACATTCCATCCTATATCAACGCCCTGCGCCCCCGGGTAATAAACCCCGAGAGTGTTATCCGGCAGGTCAGGCTGCCTTATGACCATCTCGCCCAATTGAGGGTACGCCTCGAAAAGTTCCGGATGGTCGTGGAAATATTTGGCCCTGACGCCATCTTGAACACCGGCGCCCGGGCCAAATTCGTCCCACAACTCACGCGTCAAGCGCTCATAGGTTTCCGTGTCACCCGCTTCCTCTGCGGCGTATCTCTCGTCTGACATCCTCTGCATCAGATCGTTGCGCTCAGTCTTCTCTGTGCGCCTTGCCTTGCTGTCGTCGATCTCGAAGCGCCACTTTTCGTCAGCGCCGCGCCCCCATCCGGTCTTTGACCATATCTCCGACGGTGAGGCGCCAGCGCGCTCCATGTCCCGCGCCATGCTCAGAGCGTCTAGGTCTGCTGTCTTCGCGCTCTTCCCCCCGAATATTCCAAGCGCCCCTCTCGGCTTGGGAGCCGCCATCCCGGCGCCGGCGAGATCCATCAGGGCCATGGTGGCCTCCGGCGTCATATCACCAACTTGCGGGCCCGTCACGAGATCCACGAGGCCAACCGCGCTGTCACGAAGGAATGCAGGGATAGCCCACTCGGCCTGCCCTGTCGCGCGGTTGATGGCGTAGGGCAGAATTGTGGCAAAGTCATAACCCTCCGGACGCGCCCACTCGCGCGCCTGCTGCCGCATCTTCAGCGCACTCTGGAGTGCCCCTTCCGCCATCAGTCGACCCTCTCCACTCTCTGCTTCCCATACCGTGCCAAGGCCGCGCTTCTCGGGGCAATATAGCCGGAATATCCATATTCATCGATCAGGCGCTCAAGGACGTTAATGATCGCGGAAGACCTGTCCGCGATCCCCTGAGGCGTCTTTGCCTGAGCCAGAGCCCGTAGGCCCTCTGGGTCCGCCTCGATGTCATACAGCCCCTCAATGTCAGCCTTGTATGGCGTACGGGCCTTTGTGGCGATCATCCGCTCCGGGCGATGCGCCTCTGGCGTTCCGGCGTAGAAATAAGTGCGGGCCGGGGCCGGGAAATCCTCCCTCCCCATGCGCTGGTACTCTCCGCCACGATGCGACGTCCCGTAAAATGCCGGGTCAGTGAATCGCAGGTCCGGAGATTTGCTGTAATGCATGGCCGGGGTTGAAACGGTTGTCTCCGGGGACGGCCTCACGACATTGCGGAGATACTCAGGCACGCCGCCCGGGTAATTGATGTCCAGCATCTCGGGTGGCAGCAGAGTTGCCGACTGGTCCGCAAAGACCTGACGCGCATTTATTGCGTCGAGTTCCTGCTGGATGTCGGCCGGGCTCATCTCGCCACGGCGCACCATGTCCTTGAGTTCCTGCGCCCGCAGGCTGTCCGCAGCATTGATCGGGCTGAAGTTCACGAAACTGTTCTGCCCCCGCGTCTCCGCCGCCATAGCCGACCTCGCCAGAGGCGAGTACATCTTGCTGTGCGACGCGTATGCGATCTCTTCGCCCTTCGGCCCGAACGCGTTCCCTCTGATGCCGTGGCCGAAATAATCGTGAACGGCACGGAACATTTCGTTCTCGTTCAG